ACCCAACACTACAATTTAATGTAGACACTAATGTAATTGGTCAAACTGCTAATACTAGCTCGATATCGAATAACCCGGCGCTTCAATTCAATACTGACATAAACATAACAGGCGTTACTGTTAATTCTAGTAGTATTGTTATTAATCCAGCGATAACAGTTAGCAGTAATATCACTGTGAATGGTCAGACTGTTAACTCTGAGAGTCTTTCAAATAACCCATTAATAAGCATTACAAGCGGCGTATTCATTGCGGGTCAAACTGTTAATACCCAGTCGATTTCAAACGATCCATCGTTGCAATTTGATTTATCAGTAACGGGTAATACTGTAAACACAAATAGTGCTAGTGTAAATCCATCAATATCATTTGGGTTAGTTATTGCTGGGAATTCTGTTAATACTGATTCGGTATCGAATGATCCTACATTACAATTTAATATAGATATTACAGGTCAAACAACTAACACTTTAAGCAATTCAATTAATCCGGCTATACAGATTGGCGAAATAACGTACACGCTTGATAGCGCTACAAATATCAACGCGCTATCATTGAGCGTAAACATCAACGCGCCGATTTTATCGACAAATATAAACGGCTAGCATACAATAGACAAAAATTAAGAGGGTTTTACAATGGCACGCGGAGACAGTAAGAAAGTAAGTGAGTATGATTTTAAGAGTGGTGCTGGGGCTTACAGTAACTCAACAGACACTTTTGCATACTTGCTAGTGACAAACACATACGCAAGTATCGACGCTAATACGGCGTTAAATGCGGCATCATTCACTGGTGCTACGGTTGGCGGTAATTACGCAGGTAAAACAGCTTTAGCAGGTGTTACATGGACTAGAGCGGCCAATGTGTCAACGCTTGATTTTGATAATATTAGTATCACGGCTAACGCTGGCAATCCAACTGATGCAAAATGCTTAGTCATTCTGAATGACACAAGCGCGGCTGATGATGCGTTTAAAATTGTTGATTTAACAACAGACGGAACTACTGCGGTTGATTTAACGGCGGGTGATTTCACTTATACGGTAAACGCTAGCGGATCAGCTACAGTAACAACCAATGCGTAATGGATTACTTTCAGAAGCCGTTAGCGGTCGGCAAAACTACGCGCTACAGCTACACGGTTGACCCTAACTGGTTAGGCGCTGAATCAATCACAGCTCAAACGGTGACGGTTGACGCGCTAGTGACGCTTGGGACGGTCGCGGTTGTTGATAATGTTATCTATTTCTATTTAACTGGTGTAAGCGTAGGAACGGCGATCATTGATATTGAGTATTCAACGGTAACGCAAACAGATTGCGCTGAAGCCAGGCTATTAATTCAGGAGTGTTAAGATGAAGGGTGAGTCAGGAAAAGAGCGAACAATAGAAACGCCTGAAGAATTTGAAGCGCTTTGTAATGAATATTTTACAGAGTCAAAGGAAAGCGGCGAACTAATTACGATAACGGGGCTTGCTATTCATCTTGGCTTTGCTTCAAGACAATCTATTTATGATTATCAAAAGCTAGACGGCTTTGAATTTGTTGCAAGTCGAGCGCGGCTGATGGTCGAACATAGCTACGAGTTAGGGTTGCGCGGTCAGAATCCAACTGGCTCGATATTCGGTCTTAAAAACTTTGGGTGGTCTGATAAGCAAAGTATTGAGCTATCAGAAAAAGTGCAAGACAGCGGCGAAAATGAGTGGTAAACCTAGCTTTATTTAGAAAGCACGTAAAAGATAAATCACCGGCTTTCGTTCCATTATTCAAGAATAAAAAACGGTATGAGATTGTTTGGGGTGGCGCTGGCTCTGGCAAATCTCATATTGTTGCGCGAAAATTACTATATAGAATTCTCAAAGAATCCCACATAAAACACAACTTTTTAATCATCAGAAAAGTAGACCGCACAATAAAACGTTCAGTTTTTGCGTTGATGAAAAATATAATATCACGCTGGGGTATGCAGTCTGAATTCGATATAAACCTAACTGACAAAACTTTGACGTATAAACTAAACGGGTCACAAATCATGTTTAGCGGGCTCGACGATGCGGAGAAGTTGAAATCAATCGAGGGTGTTACATCGATATGGTGCGAAGAAGCAACAGAGTTAACACAGGACGACTTTGAACAGCTTGATTTACGATTGCGAGGAAATACCGGCGCATTAAAGCAAATCACATTTACATTCAACCCCATCAGTGAGCAGCACTGGATTAAAAAAGTATTTTTTGATGATCCAATTCAGGGCGTTTTTACACTTAAAACAACCTATTTGGATAACAGTTTTATTGATGATGATTATAAAACTGTTATGGAAAACAAGAAAAAAACCAACCCAAGATTCTATAATATATACTGTTTAGGTAACTGGGGTACGGCAGACGGCCTAATATTCAGTAATGTAAATGCAAGGATGATTAGACCTGAAGAAGTTGCAGGGCTTGAGTATGTTCATGGGCTTGATTTTGGTTATACGAATGACCCAAGTGCTTTCAATCAGACTTATATTGATATGAAGAACAAAAAAATATATGTCTATGATGGATTCTACCAAAAAGGCATGAGCAACGCAGAGATAGCAGAAAGCATCAAGAGTATGCAAGGGCATAAGCGCGTTACCACTGCGGATAGTAGCGAACCCAAATCAATTGATTACATCAGCAAAAAAGGCGTTAATATTCGAGGTGCGATGAAGGGTGCGGGCTCAATTAGTACCGGGCTAGATTTTCTGCTCGAATTTGAAATAATAGTAAATACTCATCTTATAGAATTCATGGTTGAGTTTAATAATTATTGTTGGGGCGTTGATAAAAACGGCAAAGCAACAAATAAACCTACAGATGATTTTAACCATTTTATAGATAGCTTGCGTTATGCTTGCGAGCATCATACACGTAACAGCGGCTTTGTTTTTGCTTGTTAATATGCAAACGGGCTATAATAAACTTATTACTAATTGCGAGGGCGCGAAATGTGGCCATTTAAAACGAAAATTGCAGCAAATGTGCCAAGCGTCAACGCGCAGATAGGCCACCTATTAAAGTCGATTACACTACCAGAGGCGCAACCGAAATGGTCATTATTTCCGCAGGGTCAGAAGGATTGGTCAACACAAACAGCAATCGACGAAGGTTACAACGCAAGCGCGATAGTGTACGCCGCCGTCGAAAAGCGCGCTAAACTAATCGCATCAGCTCCCTGGTATGCTGGCATAAAAGACAGTAACGGAGGTATTGAAAGGTTGCCCGATTCGCATCCGTTGAACGTGCTAATTAATAAGCCAAATCCAGATCAATCATTTTATGAGCTGATGTATTGCGCCAGTCAGATGTTAGACTTGTCTGGTTCCGCTTTTATTCCAGAAGTGAAAGGGGGAGCGAGAAAACAACCAATTTCTATAGCTGTTTTAAACTCTGAATATATGAAGATAATACCCGGCACTGAGCAGTTAATTTCAGGTTATCAGTATTGTAACGGCAAGGCTCCGCGTAATATTTTGCCGGAAGATATGATTCAGTTAAAACTACCTAACCCTAAGAACCCATATTTCGGTCAGCCCGTCTTAATGGCAGCGGGTAGAGCTACAGATGTCGATAGAGAGGCTGGAAACTGGCAGAAAGCAAGCCTACAGAACCGAAATATATCTGATATTCATATTGAAGTACCAGAAGGCACGCAAGCGGATCAAGTCGAATCAATCAGGAAATCATTGCGCGAACGGTCACAATCACCAGCGAACGCGCGTGATGCATTGGTAACAAGCGGTAAAATAAACCAGTTATCAAGAACGGCTGTGGAAATGGATTTTACTAATTCACGGCGCGCAGTATGGACAGAAATTGCGGCGGTTTTCGGCGTACCATTGGCGGCTATGGGTTTTACTGAGAATGTAAACTTAGCTAATGCAGACGCAATGATGAAACAGCTCTGGTTAGATACCATAATCCCACAACTCGAATTATTTAAGCGTCAATTTGACCATCAGCTAGCGAGTGAATTCGGCGCTAATATTTGCATGGAATATGATTTATCAAATATTTCCGCACTACAGGAATCGCTTGATAGTAAACTAGCTAATGCTGAAAGGCTTTGGAGATTAGGCTTTAGTATTGACG